GTATTTCCCACATGAGCCATCCAAAAAATAGAGATATAAACGTCACGGCAATCACCCCACTTGTTAATTCAATGACCCGAATCTCGTCTTGCTCTTTTTTCCACCTAGCCTGTCTAGTCCTGCGAATCATCTCAGACCTTGCCCACGCTTGTTCTTGTTCTATTTTGGCGTGCATCTTGAGGAACCTGCTATACAAATCTTTCAACTCTGGCGGGGCGTAGACCATCGCCTCTCTGGTCTGCTCCATCAACTTCTCCATCTGCAACTCAATCAAAGCCCGCTCAATCGCCTTTTGACTAGTGTTTTGCGTTGGGTCGTAGTTGGTCTTACTTGTCTCTTCTAACTCAATGTAGTAGTTATTGATTGATTGCTGTGTGTCAAACAAGACTCCGAGGTTTGCCCCAATCTCGCTGATGAGTTTGAGTTCAAGTTCTTCGTAAGACTGCTTCTTTGCTGCGGCTTTCGCTTTTGCCACAGGCTTGGCTTCTGGCTCGGCTCGTTTAAACAGTCCAATGAACCAGTCAAATATGCTTTTGATAGCCTTAACATCGCTGATGACTCCCTCGACAGTTTTCTTGGCTCCTTCCAACTCCATGCGTCCATCGTGGAGCATGTTGCATCCTGCTTTGATAAAGCCAACGGCTGCTTGGGCAGCGAGGAGGAGAGAGAATGGGTCCACACTTTATGATGCTCCGCCCAAACGAGTGCCAGTTACTAGCCAAGTTACGTTGGAGTTACCCACTACATAGTTACCTGCACTGCCTGTACCGCCGCCCGCTCTTTGTCCGCTTGCTGTACCAGCAACGCCTGCCACCCCCCAGTTACCGCCTGCACCGCCGGGAGCAGATACGTTTATTGTTGGGCCACCAGCGCCGCCAGTTGAAAGTGTTGCGGAAGAACCGTCTGATGCTCCGCCAGTGCCAGCACCAGACCATGCACCGTGAGGGCCACCAGCACCATAAGGCGCCCCACCGCCACCACCGCAACCGCCATACCAGTCACCTGTATTAAAGCCACCACCTCCACCACCTCCACCTCCACCTCCAGCGACGGTGCCGTTATTTGTGATACTTATTGCAGATGAGACAGACAAACCAGTTCCACCACTAGCTCCAGCATCACCTGCTACCGGATAACCTGCGCCGCCAGCGCCGCCAGCGCCGCCATAACCAAGGATGTATCCATTATTTATAAGTCTTACGCCCGCAGGGAATGACCCACTAACCGTGAGTGCTGGAGTGCCTGTACCGCTTGCTAAAATATAAACCCCTGAGTTAATCGTCACTTGAAGTAATGTGCCCGTGCCTGTCCAGCCATTAGCTAACGCATACGTCCTTAAATTTAAGTCTGTTTGGTTGCTTGAAATAATGAGCGGGAATACATAAGGGGTTCCCTGAGTCATTAATAACTGAATCATTGACATATTAAGTCATCCCCACGCCAGTAATCACGGCTGAACTTGCAGATAGAAATAGCACAGTACTAATGCCATACAGCGCAAGGGTTCGGCTACCTGTTGTAGATGTATTCTGCCCAGCCCACTGTAGCGTCATGCCACCACCTTGCGTAATCGTTATAGATGCGCCTGAGTTGTTATAGACTGTTACTACATTACCTGTGGCAAACACGCTGGCTGGGACTGTTACCCCGCTATTGGTAACGATGCACTGACCATTGTCTGTTGCCACTAGCGTATAAGGCGCAGACTTTGTCTGCTGAACAATGTTACGAACATTACCTACAAGGTCGCTAACCGCAGCGGCAGAGGAGGATACAGCACCCACAGCGGTCATTGTGCTAGAAGCCGCCACAGTGGTAAATGAACCTGCTGCCGCCGCAGTGCCCCCAATCGCAGGGGGAGAGGCTAGATATGCGTTGATACCCGCACCAGAAACCGCACCAGTCAACACGGACGCGCCAGTCAAAGTAGTTGTTCCAGTAACACCCAAAGTGCTATTTATTACGGCTGTGCCAGCAGTAAGAGCGGCAAAATATGTTGCAGCTACCACCACATCTGTACCGTTACTAATCAAAATCATCTTGGCTGCGGCTGGGACTGATACGCCCGTCTGACCGCTTACTTTGACTGTGATGGCGCTTGCAGTATTGTTAAATATAAAGTACAGCTTTTTATTAGCTGGCACAACCAGTGTGCCGCCGCCTGTAACCGTTAGTTCTAGGAACATATTCCTAGCCGTGGCTGAAGCGCCATTAGTCATTAGCAGAGTGTCGGTGCCGCCCGTACAGGCTTGAGTTTCATAACCTGATATAGCCTGTTCAAGCAAAGTGCCGAGGTTGGTGTTGGTCGTTGACCCCCAGTTACCCGCTTGGTCGCCAGCGCCGATAAGCTCAATGGCTAGGTTGGTTGAATAGGTACTTGACATGGGTTACCTTTACTGTTAATTGTTTATATTTTGCCACGTTGTGGGGGCGGTGTCATCAACTAAAACCCATGTAGTTGAAGTGTTCGTTGGGGTAGGAGTCCAAGTTATTGTCTGGCTGTCGTCGATAAGACTCCATGTAGTTGAAGTGTTTGTTGGGGTAGGAGTCCAAGTTATTGTCTGGCTATTATTAATAATATCCCAAAAAATATTGGACGGAATAAATACATCAGTTGTCGTAGCAGTTTCAAATACAAAAGTGTTAAATGTTTTTGATGCAATAAGTAGAGGGTCTGTGGCTGTGGAAGTCTCCGTTATCGACGCAAATAAATTTATATACACCACGCCTGAATCTGTAGCTGTAGCAGTTTCAGTTATACCCGCCGCGTATGTCAAACGCCAACCTGAGTTGTTACCTACATTGACGTTTGTTCCGCTAGTTGCAGTAAATACTGCACCACCAGTAGCGTTGGAGTCTTGAATTGAAAGATAGGTTGCGGTGTTTGTACCGCTTGTATCTGATAGCGTTGCTTGCACTCCAGATGTTGTGCTTTGCAAATACTTTAGAGTTGTGCCAGATGTAACAAAACTTCCAACGGTACTAGTTACTCCATCTTTAAGTTGGAGCGTTCCGTTTGTCATGGTTAACGCCCGAGTCGAACCAAGCGTTAAAGCATCTTGACACGCCCAAGTACCACCTATTCCGCTAAACGCAATAGCAAAATTCATTGTCTTCGTGTTTGAAGTTATGGTTTTTGTCCCACTTGTTGCGCCAAACGTCAGTTCAAATATTGATGAACTCAATGTCATTCCCGTTGACAACGTTAAGTTTCCATAGATCGTAGCTATGGAAATTGGGTTCCATAGCCCAGCGTACCCCGTAAAGTTAATACTTCTTGCTGATGAAAAGGCTACGTTTAAAAACGACAACGTATAAGTTCCACCAGTAAAATTAAAACTGATGGATGATCCTTGATCTAAACTGCCTGTTAATACACTAATAGCAGTAGAACCTACACTTGTGACGTTAACAACCTGAGTCCCTGTCGTTGTTAAGCCTGATTCTGTTGATGTAGACCAAACTGCACCTGTACCAGTACAACTAATACTACCCGTACCAAAAGAAATACTTCTGGTGGTTGTGTAAGATGAATAAAAGCTGCCTGTGGTTAATGTAAAGTTGTTTAGGTCTAACGTGCCACCTTCGAGGCTTGTTGCAACACTAACATCCGTAGCAAAAGCATCTTGTAAAGTAACTGAACCACCTACACTATTAATTGTAATAGGCTGAGTAAATGATCTGCCAGCACTTGTAACAGTCTGTGTTGTACGTCCTGCAAACGTGAGTATGCTTGTTACACCACCAGAAATAGTAATGCCAGTACCGTTAATCCAGTTACCGTAGATTGCTGGTGTGTTTGTACTTGTTGCTAACGTCATAAGGTTTGTTGTTCTCAACGACATGTCTATTGTGCCAATGTTGTATGCGTTATTTCCAGACAACGTGCCAATGGTTATTGATGCGCCGTTAGCTGGGTATGTAGTCGCAGGAAATACAGCCGTGTCTTGCGCTAATGGGAACTGAGTTGCGTCTACTGCGCCACCTGATGTGGCAGACCAAGAACCTGCTCCAGTCTGGCCCCAAAACCCACTTGAAACTGCAAGACCGAAGTAAACAGTCTTAGCCGCAGGAAAGGTAATGTTGGTATTTCCTTTGCAGTTACCAAGCCTTGTTCCAGACAACGTGCCATGTGCCCCTGCTATTTCGATGTCCCTAAAATCAACATCAGTCATAGCGGCAATAGATGCGCAAGTTAATGTGCGAGTAGTGCCAATAGTGTCAGAAGAAATCTGTATTCGGTATGCAGAAGCAGTACCAGCGCTTACTGTAAATGTTCCGTTAATTGTTTGGTCTGCGCTAAGACTCAACAAGCCAATACCAATAGTAGTTCTACCAGTTATGGACAGGTTGTTAAATGTATTTGCATCTGTAATTGATACGGTTGAAATAGACGTACTATTTATGGATAGGTCGTTAAATGTATTTGCGCCTGTAATTGATGGGAATGAAAGAGACGCAGATGTGAACGCTACGTTATAAAAAGTTTTTCCACCGCCAGCAAATGTTAAAGAACTAGAAGAACCACAATTTATTGTTGATGTTCCCGCATTAAATGTAAGATTAGTTGATGTAGTAAATGCAACAGGAATACTAGAAAATGGTGAAGTAACTGTAGAAGCATTTAAATTAATTGTTCTTACGTTTGAGTTACTTGAAGAAATAATGCCATTTACCGCATAGTTTCCTGATGAGGAGGTATCAAAAGTTCCATTTGTAATTGTAAGTGTGCCGGCCCCGCTCCCGGCAGTGAGTGCAAAGCCAAGTGTCCAACCGCCGCCAACACCATTAAAAGTAACTGACGAAGGAAACGCAACACGGGCTGTTATTGTTTTACCAGTTGTTGTAGCATTAAATGTGGTTATATTTGTGTAATTAAGGATAAAGTTTGTTGCAGGCCAATCAAGACTGCCTGATACTGTTAATCCAATGCTTGTACCAGCAAGGGTCATTACTCCATCTAAGCCTGACGCTGTAAAGTCATTACAGACCCTTGGCGTATTTGCCATAGTGCAGGTAAATGCAGTAGTTCCACTATTTGAGTTAGCATCAAAAAATACGTTATCTGCCGCAGTAGGCACAGATGCGCCAACAGTAGCCGCACTCATGCTTTGAGAAGTAAATGTTCCTCCAACAGTTACAACCCACGTATTTACAGAGCCACTAACAATTGTTCCAAGTGAAACATGAGTGCTTGAGAATACAGTCATTCCAGCTACAAGTGCTGGTGATCCAACAGTCGTTAATGTAGTACCTGTACAACTAGCGGTAAAAGATAAACCAGTGGCCGCAGACCAGTTTGTAGTTTGGCTGCTACCCCAAGTACCTGTGCCACCTACCCAGTAACGATCAGCCATTACGCCTCCTAGCGGTTAACCAGCTAAGCTAAGTGTATAGGTCACATTAAGTAGGTCGCCAGATGTAACAGCGCGGTCGCCGGGAGCAGAGAAGTCCGCCGCCGAAAACAAAGTCCCAGCCGTTCCGCTCTTAGCACTACCGCTAGTCAGAAACGCTCCACCAACAGTTGAAGTTGCATTGATGTTAAATACCGCCACTGAAGCAGAGTTTGTTGCAACAGAGGGGTTAGCTGTCGTAGCCGTGGCAAACGTACAGGCCACACGCGTAGCGTCGCTGTAGCCGACATTCTCCGTCCAACCAGCATGACTTGACATGGTGTCGCCAGCAGCAGGAGTGTTAGAAGCAGCAGCGCCATACAGACCAATATACCAAGTTGTAATTTGAGTAACGCTAGTAAGAGCAGAACCCGCCATATAAGCTAGACCCACGTTAACCACAAGATTATCTTCTTCGGCTTCCCACTTTAACGCGCCATCTTTGTCATAGCATGCCATTTTAAATCTGCCAAGCGCGAGTGCGCTTTGCTTTGCTTTGGGGGCGCATATCAACCCTGCGGATACGGCATCGGTAGATGTGGTGTTCTCGTTAAACAAAGGAGAATCCTTTAAGAAATGCGAATAATCGCAGATGTGTTGGTAACCGCTGGAAATTGAACGGTGAATGTGGCTGTAGAAGTCTTATCTGCGCCAAAATCTAATACACAAACTGCCCCACCAGCCCCTATTTTGTATATCAACGCACCCCGTGCAGTTATTGCACCCGTCCATGATGTGTTGTTAAACGAAATAAACGCTGTGTCTCCATTACCTACCGTTGGGACTTGGGCTATGGTCAACAAATTACCGCCTGCTACATAGTTACCACCAGACGCTTCGCCCGTAGCCGTATACGCAGTTGTGTCTTCATTGAGAGCGGCTGAGTTGGTATACAACGCCAAATAAAAACTACCAGACGTAAAGTTAAACGTGCCATCCATCAAGCCCGTCTTAAACGTATTGCAGGTAAAGTTTCCGGTAAACGCCATCAAGTCACCGCCTGTCTATATTGCCCAGAACGGTAAGCATCCTGACGCTCCATACCATCTCCAAGGCGTTTAGCAAGGGCAAGGGCTTCCTTGTACTTTGTATCGTAAAGCACAATTAAATCTTGCTCACCTTTCATGTAGGTATACGCCTCTACAAGCGAACCATACAAAAGGACGGTATCAAAGTTATCCCCCAACCAAGTTTGACCGGAGCTTGCAACGGTGATTGACTCTGGGTAATAGTAATAATGCAGTTCAACACTATATACCGCGTCTGGTGTGGGGCCAAGAATGAATGACAACTCATTTGTAATAGTTACCCCGCTTACCGTTGGGCCAAACAAAGCGTAGTACTTAGGAATATCCGTGTCCGTTGGCTGTGGGTACGCTTGACGGATAAAGTTTACATCTTTGTTCAATAGATATTCATACACACCATCCGCATCAATAACCGCCATTGAATAGGTAGCCAAGAAGTCAGATGGGCACGACAAATACTTATTGTTGGTAGTTGTGGAGGCTGTTACGTTCTTGCGAATAGATGGAAACTGTACCGAGTTATAAATGCGTTGTTCAGCCTGCGTAATCAGACGGTTAATCTGAGTCGTTGAAGTCACAACTGTGCTATCCGCCAACGTAGTGGTGGGAAAGTTGTTCTCCGTATAGGTCTGAATTGCCGTTACTAACTCGGAATAGGTCATCCCATTGGTCCTCTAGACATTACGCCTTTAGTGGCACAACCAGTACCACGCATTCTGATGCCGTCGGTTTTAACAGGCTCGTTACCAGCAGACTTGCTAATAGCGCCAACGCTGACATCCATCGTGTCTAACTTGCTAGAGTTAGCTTCTTTTCCGGGATTATCAGAAATAGTGAACTTCTTCCCAGTCATGTGGTGTGGCTCGGCGTAGACGCTAGCGTCACCAACTTCTTTACCCATCATTTTTTTACTAAATGTAGCCATTACTTGCTCCCTTGGTTTGCAACACGAGCCAAGTTACGCCCCATAGACTTCATCATGTCGGTTGTTACACCGCCTTTAGCCATCTTGTG